TACAGAACGTCAATACGGCAAGGCATACGGTCGTTGTTGATGTCGTACTGACGAACAACGCGCAAGCTGATACCGTTGTGAACGGCACGAGCAGCCATGTCAACGCCTTGTGGCAGCAACAGGTCAGCAGTGGCGAACGTGATGGCATCCTTGTGGTAAACCAAGTTCTGAGCGTACTGAGTAGAAGCTGCGCCCACGAAGGTCACAGTTGCGCCAGTTGCAGGCAGCACATCCACAGTAGCCAGAGCGTGGTTGGCCGAGTACATCGGGGCAACAGTCACAGTCCAAGTGCCGGACGAAGCAGTGGCGTCAGCCAGAGCAACGAACTGGAACAGTGAGCCAGTAGACTCGCGGGTCTGTGGGTTGACGGCGTTGCAAGCGCTGACCGTGAACACGTCACCAGCTTTGATGGTGGTAGACACAGAGCCTTGCTCCAACAGGATGGTAGAAGCGCCTTCGGCAGTAACGCCTGGGGTCTTAACCAGTGTGGAAGCGCTTGCGCTACGTGAGCCAGTGGTGTGCTGCTTGATCGACTGAGACATGTTGATCTCGTCAAAGCCCAACACGCCAGTGCCCATCATGCCGTTCTTGAACTGCTTGGAGATAGTGTCGGTCGGATTGAACAGACCTTTCATACCTTCAACCAGACCGGCGTTGGCCGCTGGGTTCACGGTGGCGTAGCGTGGGTTCATCACAGCAGCGTTCTCGTTCAGCTTCTGTTGGGCTTGGAGCAGCACCAGCGAAGTCGAAGGAGTGGTGCCAGGCGTGCCAACGGTGTTACCGATGGTTTTGTACGCATTGGCAACGTCAGCATCAATGCTGGAGGCCAACTGGCTGATACGCGGCTTGAGAACACGCTCTGCGAAGTCGTCCAATTGCATGGTCAATTCAGCAGATGTGAAGTTGACACCGATGTGCTTTTGGTTGGCAACAGTCAGGGTGGTGAACTGCTCGTTGTCGTCCTGAACTTGCAGGGCGGCACCGTCAGTAACCAGAGCGCGGTCAGGCAGACGGATACGCAGGGTGGAGCCAATCTTAGCGCCTTCAACAGCAAAGCTGTCGTCGTATTGGCGATTGACGTTGCGGGTGAGCACCAGGTTGTTCTCAAGAATTTCGAGAGCTTTCCGTGTGATCATGTCGATGGTAAGAATCGAGTTTGACATTTGTAAATTTCCTAAAAAAAGTTAGCGGATACGCAGTGCTTCGAGCTTTTTCATCTGGCGTGCCCTATCAGCTTCAATCCACTGCGAGGCCGTCATGCTCTTGATAGAGCGCGGGTCTGTAGTGTCAAGTGCTGGCGAGCCAGAGGCTCGGGCGGTAACAGGTGAAATCGGCGTTGGCGCTGACGTTGTTCGTTTGACCGGAGGTTCTGCGGCCAATTTGGCCTCAATCTTTCCAATCTCTTTCGCCTGACCGAGCGGCGTCATACGTGCGATGCGTTCCGCGTCTTTGGGGTTAGAGCCGAGATAGTAAGCTAACTCAGGCCCAATGTCCGAAGACTGGATCGTTTCAGCCATCACGTTCGTGATTGGCAGTTTTGGGTTGTAGGCAACTTGTTCAAAGTCATCGTACTTGTCCCGTGCTGCTTCCTCAAGTTCCTGATAGCTTTCGAGAATAGCAGAGTGCTGCTTGGCGGCTTCACGCTTTGCAATCAGTTCTTCAGCCTTCTGTAGCGCCAACGCTTCCGTGTACGCTTCGGTAGACTCAAACTGATCAGCGGTGGCTGTTGGTGCGGCCCTCAACGTCTGTTGTTCAGACTGACGTTGTGCTTGATCTCGTTCCCACTTACGTTGCTCTCTTGCGAGGCGTTTGCCAATAGCTGCATCAAGTTCCTCTTGCGAGAATGTCTTGCTTACTGCTTCTGGCGTTTCCGGCGTTTGAACTTCAGTCGCAGGTGCAGCCGTTGCTTCCTGTTCTGGCACGGGTAGTGACTCCGCTGGTACTTCTTCTAACATTTATGAATCCTTGGATTCCTCGGTCAACCTGGCCGATACGGTTTTGTCAGCATTATGCCGGAATTTTTACCACCCAGCCAAGTCGGCGTATTTTTGACCGTCCGCACCACAGTCAGCAAGGAACTCGTCTTTTTGGTCTGCGCTGTAGTTGCGGCACTTTACGCGTTTGAGTTCCACAAGATCGCCGTTGCTGTCCGGCGCTTCTTCAAGCCAAGTGGTTTCTAAGGTGTTGGATTTAAGGTCGTGGCATATTGAGGCTAAATAAATCATGCTGTTACGCCTTTAATTAACGAAAAGTTGATTACGGGGGCATCAGTTGCAACACCGCCGGTTGTAAAAAACGTAATGTTAAAACTACCCGCAGCAACCGCAGTCACCAACAAAACGTAAAGATTTGTCCCTGATTGCTGGTTCAAAATGATAGTGTCCGTTGCCGCCACCAATGTATTGGTTACCGTAAATGTTGCAGCTACTATTGACCCCGCCGCTGAAAACATTGTGATCTGTCCGGTAGGCTTGCTTAATGTTACGCCAGTTGTTCTGCTGGTGCCTTGCGTAACCGTACCGCCAGCGCCAGTGCTATAGCCCAAGCCCGCCGCGCTCGTTACAGTCGCATTTCCGCTAGTGTCAATCTGAAATTTTTTAGCACCCGAAGTGTAAAAACCTATCGGTAAATATGATGCTGTACCTGTTCCATACGCCGCCGACCGAAAACTTACTTCAGTTGCGCTGATAAGCACTTGTGCAATTTGTGCATTTGTAGGATCGCTAGCGTTAGCCGCTACAATTTGACAACCTCTGTTTGTCCCGTTTGGAATAGCACTAACAATGGTTGCGCCATTAACAACACTACCTTGAAACATTAAACGATTTGCAATAGTGCCGTTATTTAAATCGCCTGTTATGCGTTGAGACGTAGATGTAAACGCTAAATTGCCTGTCGATATTGTGGCATCGGCCATACTTACCGACCGGCCAGCGGTTAAGTTGGCGACAGATACTTTTGTTGTGGCGCCTGATTGAACAACAGGCAAAACCTCCGTACCCGCCAACGGTGTCGTTGCGGCGGCGAGTGCGGAAATTTTAGTGTTTGCCATGCTTAGATAGGCTTGACAACAATTTCAGCGCGACCATCACTTAAAATTCTACGCACCTGGCCTACCGCAATCCGGTACTGCTCAAAGGTTGGGCTTGCCACGCAAACGCCTTTGATGCCATCGCCGTCTTTTGTTGGGACAATGTATTCACCAACCGCCGCGCCGGTCACATTAACGGGCACTTTGCCGCAGTAGGAAATGCGGTCAACAGTTGCCCTCACCATCTCTAGCTGGGCTTTGTAAACATTTACGGCGCTTTGATGTGAGGCCAATACGGTTTGTTCCCATTGCGCTTTATGGTCACTCAAAGTCTTTTCGTATGCGGCGGTCTTTTGCTCAAAATCAGCAAGTTCTGCATCACTTTGCTCCGTTGATTTACGAATGGTTTGATTTGGGTGCGCGGGGCGCTCAATGTCAAGTGGCGTGTACTCGGGTGCAACTGGCACATCGCCAACTTCTTCAAACCAAGTATCACCACCAACTATGTTTGGGTTGGTTGTTTTGACGCCAAACGAAACAGCGCTATCGTACTTGTCTGTGACTTTTCCATCCGCATCAAAGCCAATAATTTGGCCTTTTAAGACCGCGCCGCATGTGTCGTTCTTGTACTCGTACTCGGCGTAGTCAGCGCCGCTTGCATTGATTGTGCCGCCAGCGTTGATTGACCTTGACGTAACCGAATCTTTGCCCACACCAACAGCGGTATTGGCGCTGCTTGCACCATAAGTGCTGACTACGTTAAAAATTGCGCTTTGTATACCATTAACATTGCGGATAGTAGCAATAAGGTTGCCTTGCGTACTTGACGGGCTTGAAAAATAAATGTCTTTGCCCAAGTCAAAAAAGAAATTGTCACTGGCGTTAGCATAGATGTTATTGGTGACCGAGCTATTACTTTTAATAGATAGATTTCTTTGCGGCCCAAGTTCAATAGCGGCGTTAGCATACGTGCCGCTAGTTAATGCTAAACCCCAACCACAAGACAATCCAGCTTGGTCGCCAAATGCGGCGCCACTTGTAGAAATATTGTTCGCAATAACCCCGTTATTCCACGTTCCCCCACCAATGCCGCCTATTTGCATTGCTGGGCCGGTATTTGTGGTGTTAAAAATATTTACGTAAAGGCCAGCCGATTGAGTGCTTATCGTAGTACCGGCAGTTGGCTCTACGTCAATTTCCATACCAACCAACTTAGCGCCGGTTGTTGCAGTTTCGTTTGTCGCAATTGAATTTATGCCAAATGCAACATCATTGTTGGTTATTGTTCTTGCAATTACCATTTGGCCCACAACAGACGCAGTAGAGTTGTTGTTTACCGCATAAATCCATTGGGCTGCGTATGGGCTGTCTGTACCATTTCCATAGGTTGAATTAAATTCTTTGGATATGCCAAAGTATGTTCCAACAGGGCCGCTAGGCCAATACCCACCTACACCTTGAAACGAATACGAACTTTGTTCAAAAAGATGTTGAACCTCCGCCACTGAAGCAATAACAGCCAGTGAGTTTTTATTTTCCCAAAGGTAGTCTACATTTGTAGGCGTGTTGGTCAAAAACGATGACCCGTATTCCATGTAGGCTCTTGAACCAGTAGGCGCTGCCACAGCGCTGCTTAATTTGTAAACCCCTGACGGAAATAAAACACGAACACCATTTGAAGCGTTAAACGCATTGGTGACGGCAGTGGCGTCATTTGCTACGCCATCGCCAACAGCACCAAAGTCTTTAACGCTTATAAATTCGCGCAGCTTGGCTTGCACCGTGGTTGCAACCGCACCAGTGCCCGCTGGGTCGTACTGAACATTTGACGCATTTACGGCGATGCCTGTGCCGTTAATGCCCGTGATGTTGTCCCAGGTCGTAATCAGAACATTGGCACTGGTGTACAGCGCAAACTTGTAATTGCTTCCGGCGGTCAGCCAAATTTCACCTGTAGCTACGCGGCCTGCTGAGTCCAACACAATCGGGTTGGTGTGCGCTGTAGCGCCGGATATAGACGTGTACGTTGCTTGAGGCGTAGACGTACCGGCGGCGTAAGAGTACAGCTTTCCGCCTGTCAATATGACGCCATTATTGTCAAAAAACTGTTGGCCCGCGCCAGCAAGTGCGGAAAGATTGACAGTCATGGTAGGGCCTTACTCGTAAGCAACAGTGAACGCAGCGGAAGTACCGGCAAGAACAATGTACAAACCTTTGTTGAAAAACAAACCAGCGGGAATGTTCAGATAAGTCGTGCCCGCCGACACCGCAATAGTGTCAGAAATTTTGGGGTCGCTAGTACTGGCTGCGCCCGAGTCATAGATCGTCAAAGTACCGCTTGAAGATGCTGACACAAAGATGCCGAACAGCTTGCCAGCACCAACTTTAATTTGGGTGGTCGCTGCGGTTTGGGTGTAATTAGCCATGATGTTTCCTTATGCCAAGAATTTCAATTTGTACAAAGTGCGTAGATAAATCTCAACGATATTGTCTATCAACTGTTGTAGCGATGAGTCTGATTTATCACAGACATTGTACCGAGCGCCCTCAATCTCAGCCAACGAGTCTTCTAAGAACTCAATGATGTTGCTGGTCTTCTTTGCCGAGTGCAGGGTAATTGGGCCAATCAAACCATGACGGCCTTGGTAGGCTTCGGCAAAATCATCAGCCGCACCAACGATGCGGTCATAGAAAATATTGAGCGCTTCGTGCTTGCTAAAGCTGCGGGTGTTCAAGTGAACGCTGTGCGTCAC